TTTGAACAAAGTAAATTAATACAAGAAGAAAGAGGTAGTAAACCACTAAAAGTTATTGATAACATCCTCAATGGTGTATCCAAAGGTGTGCATAGGGGGAATGTCTATGAAATAAATAAAAAAATAATTGATTTAAATAGCCCTTTATTACCTGAAGAGGCTGGAGAATCAGTAAAAAATTTAATAAATTTACCATTAGACCCTGAAGGTAGAGAGTATAAAAACGTACTCAAAATGATGATGGATGATGGTGTTATATATGCTTTACCTGGTGGGGAAAATGGTTATTTAAATTTTATGGAACCATTTATTCGCCTTATTAAAAAAGAAAAATTAAACTTTAAAAACAAAAAAAATGAAAAAATTTGAATTTGTATTGTACATTAATGGTAATATCGTAGTACAAAGATATTTTACCGTAAAAGATTTTAACAAAGATTCTATTAGATCTTTAGACGCTAAATATTGTGTAGACAATTGTGTTAGAATGATTGAGAATAATTTAAAAGAAAAAACTTTTGAATACCTTTATAAGAGTTATAACCCATACAAAGAACAACTCCAAGAAGATATTATTTCTGAAAACATTTATGAAGAAGAAGATGTTTTTGATTTTGAAATTAAAACAGATGATAGATTGGTAGTTAAAAAAAGATTCTCTGGTAATGTTTATCCACAAAGAGTAAGATATTCTGTAGACATTAGAAAGATAATCCCTTCCCTAATCAAAGAAATACAAGAAACTTTTTCTGAAGAAAATTTTAGTGTGGAATATGGCGGAATCTCATTGTAATTTATTATTTATTATTAAATGTCGAATATGAGTAAAGAGTTAACATTAGGATACCTAGGATATAAGTTTCAGACAGAGTTAATAAATCAAATCCTACATCCAGCTAATAAAAAATTTTCAGACAGAATCATAGACATTGTTCACGCTAAGTATTTTGATAATGAGTATTTTAGATTGATTATCGCTACTGTAAAAGATTATTTTGAAAGATTTGAAAAAATACCTGCATGGGATACATTAGAAACAATCTTAAAAGTAGAGATTAAAGATAAAATAACCCAAGACTACGTTTTTGAAATAACTAAAGAGATTAGAAATCTTGAAGTAAATGATTGGGAGTATGTACAACAAGAATCTTTAAATTTTTGTAGACAACAAGAGTTAAAGAAAGCTAATGACAAAATATCTAAAATTATCGATAATGGTGAATTTGGTAGATATGAAGAATGTGCTGAAATAATGAAAGAAGCTCTATCCGTTGGAGCAGAAAAAGATGACGGGACATCCATTACTGAAGGATGGGACATAGTTTTAGAAGAAGATTTTAGACACCCAATTCCCACGGGAATAAGTGGTATTGATGAATTAACCGATGGGGGTCTATCAAGAGGTGAATTAGGTGTTGTATTAGCCCCATACGGTACAGGAAAAACCACAATATTAACCAAAATCGCTAACACAGCATATAATGTGGGAGCAAATGTTTTACAAATAGTTTTTGAGGATAAGGCTGAGATAATTAAAAGAAAACATGCCGCTTGTTGGAGTGGTGTGGAACTTAATAACTTGTCAGAAGATAAGGAGAGGGTTATTGAGGTTATTAAAGAAAAAACTCATGGCAGAGAAAATGATTTGGTTATAAGAAAATTCCCATCTGAGGGGGTTACAATGAATACTATTAAATCTTATGTTAGACATTTGATTTCTATAGGATTTAAACCTGATGTTATTTTATTGGATTATATCGATTGTGTTGAATCAACAAGAAAATATAATGATGAATGGTCAGGTGAAGGTAATGTTATGAGAGGTTTTGAATCTATGTTAGCTGAGTATGATATTGTGGGTTGGACTGCTGTTCAGGGTAACCGGAGCTCAATTTCATCTGATGTTGTAACAGGAGACCAAATGGGTGGGTCCATAAAGAAAGCCCAAATAGGACACTTTATTATGTCTATTGCTAGAACACTACCACAAAAGGAAAGTAACAGAGCAACATTAGCAGTTTTAAAGTCTAGATTTGGAAAAGACGGTGTTCTTTTTGAAGATTGTACATTTGACAATGGTAGAGTTTTTATCGATACTGAATCTTCAGACACTTTTTTAGGATATGAAAGAAAAGTGGAAGTCAGAAAAGAGGAAAACGCCAGAGAAAGAATCAAAATGGTTAGATTAAGAAAAGAACAAAAAGAAGAACAATAATTAATAATAAATAATAAAAAAAATAGGATCATGAATAAAAACATTTTTGAACCAAGGGTAAATATTTTGCCTTATGAATACCCATCACTCTTAAAATATAAGGACGCTATTAGACATTCTTATTGGATTGATACAGAATTTAATTTTACAACAGATATATCTGATTTTAAAACAAAAGTTTCTGAAGAAGAAAAAGAAGTTATTAAAAGAACTATGTTAGCAATCGCTCAAATAGAAGTTAACGTAAAAACTTTTTGGGCTGATATGTACAAAAGAATGCCAATCACAGAGATAGGTGATGTGGGTATGACTTTTGCAGAGTCTGAAGTTAGACATAAAGATGCTTATGGTAGACTTTTAAGAATTTTAGGTTTAGAAGAAGAGTTTAAAACTGTAGTAGAGATACCAGCAATCAAAGACAGAATTAAGTATCTAACAAAATATTTAGATGGAACTAGAAGTAGAGATAATAAAATGTATACTAAATCAGTTTTATTGTTTTCTTTGTTTATCGAACACGTTAGTTTATTTAGTCAATTCTTAATTATGATGTCATTTAATAAAGAAAAAAACTTATTTAAAGGGATATCTAATGTAGTTGAAGCAACATCTAAAGAAGAAGATATTCATGGTAATTTCGGTTCTGAGATAATTAATATTATTAAAGATGAAAACCCTGAATGGTTTGATGAAGAATTTGATAAATTAGTTTATTCAGCATGTGAAAAAGCGTATGTCGCTGAGTGTAAAATTTTAGATTGGATTTTTGAAAAGGGTGAATTAGCATTCTTAAATAAAAAAACAATTCAAAATTTCATTATGAATAGGTTTAATAATTCTTTAAGAAAGATTAATATGGAACCATTATTTGAAATAGATTTTGAAGAAGTTGAAAAAACCTTATGGTTTGACGTTGAAATAACTTCCACTAAAGAAGGAGATTTCTTTTATAAAAAACAAATTGATTACAACAAAAAAGGTAAAAGTATTACCGCAGATGATTTATTCTAAAAATTAAACAAAAAGAAAAATGGTAGAAACAGAAGAAAGAAAAAAATACTATTGGTTAAATGATGATAGTAGAACATTTTTATCCAGAGGTTACATTAGTGAAAGCCCTGAACAAAGAATTAAAGACATAGCTAATAAAGCCGAATATTATCTTAAAATAGATGGTTTCGCTAAGAAGTTTGAAGATTATATGTCTAAAGGTTATTATAGTTTATCAACACCTGTATGGATAAATTTCGGTAAAGAAAAAGGTTTACCTATCAGTTGTTATGGTAGTAATATAGATGACACTTTAGATAGTATTTTAAATGCTAGTCGTGAAATCGGTATGATGAGTAAGTATGGTGGTGGTACTTCTGCTTATTTGGGTAATATTAGAGCTAGAGGAAATAAAATTTCCACTGGTGGTTTAGCTGACGGACCAGTTCACTACGCTAGAATGTATGACACTACAGTAGATGTGTGTAAACAATCTGAGGCTAGAAGAGGTGCTTGTGCTGTTTGGTTGCCTGTTGAACATGACGATATTTTAGAATTTTTAGATATCGGAACAGAGGGCAACCCAATTCAAAATCTACAATACGGAGTTACAGTAACAGACCAATGGATGGAAGAAATGAAAGGTGGTGATGTTGATAAACGCAAGATTTGGGCTAAAATCATTCAACGAAGAAGTGAATTTGGTTTTCCTTACATTATGTTTAAAGACAATAGTAACAACAATAGCCCTTATAAGGAATTGGGGTTAGAAATCACCGCAAGTAACCTTTGTTCCGAGATACAATTACCAACTGACAGTTACAATTCTTTTGTATGTTGTTTAGGTTCTATTAATTTATTGCATTGGGATGAAATTAAAGAAACTGACGCAATAGAGGTTTACACACTTTTCTTAAACGCGGTTATGGATGAGTTCGTGATTAAATCTAATAACTTACCAGGTATGAAAAGAGCTTATAGATTTGCTGAACAACACAGAGCTATTGGTTTAGGTATTTTGGGTTACCATTCTTTACTACAATCTAAGTTATTACCGTTTGAATCATTACAAACAAAACAACTTAATCATGAAATATTTAAAACAATTAAAGAAAAGAGTGAAGAAACTTCAAGATGGTTACATGATAACAAAGGATATAGGTCTTTAAGAGAGGGTTACGCTAACACAACTTTAGTTGCGGTAGCACCTACAAAATCTAGTTCTTTTATCTTAGGGCAAGTTAGTATGGGTATTGAACCAATAAAGTCTAATTATTTTATTAAAGATTTAGCTAAGTCTAAAACTGTTTATAAAAACCCTTACTTAGAGTGTGAATTAGATAAATATGGTTTAAACACACCTGAAGTTTGGGAAGGTATCTTAAAGAAAGATGGTTCAGTACAACACCTAGATTTCCCAACCAAAGAAGTTTTTAAATCTTTTATTGAGATTAGTCCTAAAGAAATTATTCTACAGGCAGCACAAAGACAAAAATTCATAGACCAATCACAATCATTGAATCTGATGATACACCCAAGTATCCCAGCTAAAGACATTAATCAGTTATATCTTTACGCACATGAAGAAGGTGTTAAAACACTTTACTATCAGTTCAGTCAAAATTCAGCCCAATCTTTTAGTAGAAATATTTTAGATTGTGTTAGTTGTGAATCCTAATTAAAACTAAGCCCCTCCAAGTGAGGGGTTTTTTATGCCTAAAATTTACATTTAACTTTTTTGTGATAAATTAATTAGATAGATATTTATAATAAAAAAGTTATGGCAGAATCTTTCATCAATATAAAATTTCCTTTTTTTGATTCACCAAAAGGTTATTTTTTGGATATGACCAAAACTAACAAAGATGCTATTAAATCTGATTTAATGCATCTATTATTAACAAATAAAGGTGAAAGACTTTATTTGCCTGATTTTGGAACAAATTTAAGACAATACTTATTTGAACCCAACGCTTCAAATGTATCCTTAGATATTAAAAATGAGATACAAGCAACTATCGACAAATTTATACCTAATCTAAAAATAGATAGGTTAGAGGTAATACCATCACAACAAAGTGAGTACGCACTCTTAGTTAGGTTAGAATATACAGTAACTAATAGTACTTTCACTGAAAATGATTTCATAGAGTTAGAATTATAATTATGGCAGAAAAAAAAATAAATTATTTAGCAAGGAACTTCGCTGACACTAGAACGGAGTTATTCAACTTTATACAAAAGTATTATCCAGATATATTTTCAGATTTTAACGATAGTTCTGTTGGTACTATGTTGGTAGAATTAAATGCTGCGATAGCAGATATGTTATCATACCATACCGATAGAATGTTCAACGAGACTCAAATAGATTATGCACAACAAAGAAAATCTATTTTAAGTATTGCTAGAACTTTAGGTGTTAAGGTCCCAGGTTTTAGACCATCCATAACTTTGGTAGATTTTACCGTAACCGTTCCTGTATTTGGTGATTCTTATGACCAAAGATATGCACCTATTTTAAAACAAAATTCACAAGTAACTGGGGCAGGTAAAGTTTTTGAAAATTTAGAAGACATTGATTTTAACTCACCTTTTACCGTGGGTGGGATACCTAATAGAATAATCATACCAAACTTCGACCCTAATAATAATATAGTTAGTTACAATATAACTAAAAGAGAATTAGTGGTTAACGGTAAAACAACTTATTTTAAGAAATTCATTAATACAGTTGATGTTAAACCTTTTCTAGAGGTGGTACTACCTGAAACAAACGTATTGTCTGTTGATAGTATTATAACACTAGAAAACGATGTAGCAACAATACCCACATTAGCACAATTCAGTAACCAAAACATAAGATGGTATGAAGTTGATTCTTTGGCTGAGGATAAAATTTTTATTGATGATGGTAGTAGGTTATCAGACAACGTATCAATAACACCCGCAAAATGGAAAAGTATTACTAGAAAGTTTACTAGAGAATATACGGATGGTGGTTATTGTAAATTAACATTTGGTAGTGGAACAAACCCTGGACAAACTAATTTAAGTAGTTTAATTAACAACACTAGTAATTTTATTAACACGATGGCTCTAGGTGAAATACCTAAAGCAGGAACATTATTATATATTAAGTATCGTATTGGTGGTGGGACTAGTTCTAATTTAGGTGCTGGTGCTATCACTAGTGTAGGTAATTTTACTATGGATATAAATGGACCTAACCAAGCAATTAATAATAGTGTTAGAAAATCTTTAACTGTAGAAAATAATATTCCCGCTGTCGGTGGTGCTGAAGCCCCTTCATTAGAAGAATTAAGACAACTAACTAAATATAATTTTGCGTCACAGAACAGAAGTGTTACTATTAAAGATTATGTGGCACAACTATTAAAAATGCCAGGGAAATATGGTTTAGCTTTTAGATGGTCAGTAGAAGAAAAATCTAATAAAGTAGTTATTAATACAATTGGTTTAGATATCGATAATAAGTTATCTAACGTAAGTTCAACCACCTTAAAAGAAAATATCGCCACATGGTTAGCAGACTACAGAATGATAAATGATTATGTTGAAATAAACGATGGTAAGGTTATTAATTTAGGTTTAAATATAGATATTTTTGTAGACAAATCTTTTAGCACCTCAGAAGTGGTTAATAACGCTATACAAGAAACCATAAGATACTTCAACATCAATAATTTTAGTATGGGTCAAAGTATTTATCTATCTAATTTAATTGAAAATTTAAATAATATTGGTGGTGTTCTTAATGTTGTTAACGTTGAAGTTTTAAATTTTGTGGGGGGACAATACTCTAACAATACTACAACACAACAACTATTAAGTTCAGATCAACAAAGTTCACCCATAGTAAACACTTTAGATACTTCTGATTTTACCATTTTTGGTGAACCAAATGGTATGTTTGAAATAAAGTTTCCTAATAGAGACATCAAAATAAGAGTTAAAACTAATTAATGGATACCATTAAAATAACAAAAAGTTTAGGTGATAAGTTAGTCAATATACCATTAAATTTAGAATTTAAAAATAATGGTTATTCGGATTTGGTGACTAGAATTGCTGAAGAAGAAAAACAAAAAAATGTTAACTTAATTGTTGATGCGGAAAAAATGAGGTTTTATTCCGCTAAATATGGTGAATCCACTAGAGTAGGAGACACAAAATTAAAATTTTATTTCAAAGGGGGGAGTGTTTACGGCAACGATTTTTTGAGTGCTGGATTTGATGTAGATGATATAGATGATAAAAGAAATAGATTAACAAAAAGTTTTTTTAGGTTAGATTTTTATGATTCTAATATTGAAAACACACAGAATTTTCTTTTTTCAGAACAATTATACGTAGGGTTAAATCCCTCACCAACCTTCGACTTTAATTTTATTTATTGGGTTAAAAATGATACTAAATTTGTTTCAGAAAGCAGTTATAGAAAACTTTATTTTAGTGCCACTTTTTTTAATGCAAAGGATGGTACAACAAAAAAATTCATTAATACGAATAATAATAATGATATCACTTTAAACAACTATAAAACAAACAAACAGGTTAGATTTGTTGAGTTACGGGTTTTAAATCCTTTCATAGACCAACCACTAATAGGCAACAAAAACAATTTATTTTATATAGAACCAATAAATGGTAATACAGATAATCTAATAACTTTTACAGAACTCAATATCCTTGGTTAATGAAAAAACATTATAGAACATATAAACTTAGACCTAATTCAGAAATAAACTCTGATTTAGATTTATTTAGTGAATTATCGGGTGGTATAAATGGTACTGGTGAAATAGATGGGGTACCAATAAACCAAATATTAAGAATAAACATACCTATTTTTTTAACACAAAACATAGAAGA